ATCCCGAGCTAAAAAGAATCGTAGTGGCCATTGACCCGCAAGGGACGGAAAGTGAAACATCGTCATCGACAGGGATTGTGGTTGCCGGCATAGCACAAGTGGCGGACCGGCAAGAAGCCTTTGTCCTGGCTGACCTGACACTCAATGCTACCCCTGAGAAGTGGGCGACTGAAGCAGTGTCTGGCTACTACAGATTCAAGGCTGACCGCATCGTAGCAGAGGTCAACTTCGGCGGTGATATGGTAGAGGCCATCGTTAGGATAGTGGACAAAGATGTATCCTTCAAGAAAGTCCATGCTAGCAGGGGTAAGGCGATCCGGGCAGAGCCGGTGTCGGCGCTGTATGAGCAGGGGAGAGTTCACCATGTCGGATTCTTTGGTGACCTTGAAGACCAGCTCTGTGAATGGGTCCCTGGTAGCAAATCACCTGATCGGCTTGATGCCCTTGTCTGGGCGATAACGGAATTGATGCTAGAAAAACCAGATCTCGAATTTATGATAGGATAGTAGATGATGAAAGCGACATTCGAGGGGATAGTTCATCTTGTCAAGGGAATTACACCATCCATAGTGCTTATTCTGCTTACCTTCTGCATAGTGTTTTGTGTTATTCGAGGTATCGAGATTCCAGATTGGTTTAAGGTGATGCTGGGAACAGGGGCAGGCGGAGGCGCTACGGGATATGCAATACTAAAAAAGAGCGATAAAGGGAGGCAAATATGAGTGCCTTAGATAATTTACGGGCCAGGATAGCCTTATCCTTACTACCGAGAAAAGCCGATGGAGATAGAATCAATCCGTTCAGCGTTATTTCAACGCATCCTGCTAACATACCGATATATACGGATATGACCGTTCGCAAGGCTACCAGGGAAGGGTACAAGATCAGCGCCTATGTGTTCAGGGCAGTGCGGACTATTGTGCAGGCTGCCTCAGCTATACCCTGGGTTGTGCTGGATAAAGAGGGTGAGCCTATAGAGAATCATCCTCTTGCTAAGGTGATGCGGAATCCCAATCCAGAGTTCTCAGGTCAGGATATGATGGAATTACTGATAGCTCATTCTGAGCTGGTAGGTAATGCTCTCTGGATGCCTATAATCATTGGCAATCAGGTTAAGGAATTCTGGCCTGTGATGCCAGACCTGGTTAAACCTATTCCATCCAATGTGCCCGGGGAATGGTTGAAAGGCTGGGAAGTAACTGGCCAAGGCGGAACTCAAAAGATACTACCGCCCGATCAGTTTATCCATTTCATGCAGATGAATCCCGGCGATCTTTATTGGGGAACGGGACCCCTTATGGCTGCTGCCAGAACTGTTGATACTGATAATGAGGCTCAGGATACGCAGAAGATATCCATGCAAAACCGAGCTACACCGGATGGAGTATTTACGCATGAGACCGTGCTAACTCCTGAACAATTCGAAGAGGCTCGCCGGCAGATACGAGAGAACTTCTTATCCAAAACTAAGAAGCGTGAGCCGTGGGTATTAGGTGCTGGAGCTAAATGGAATCAGATGAGCATGACACCTGTGGAGATGGACTTTATAGCCTCTCGGTTGCATAACAAACGGGACATAGCTGGAGCTTTCGGTATCAGTCCTATATTCCTGGGAGACCTCGAGCAATCCAGTTACAACAACATGATGGAGGCGCGCAAGGCTCTCTATGAGGATGTCGTGATACCTCTATTAGATGACGTGAAATCTACTCTTAACCTCAAGGTAGCTCCAATGTACGGGGATATTATTATTTCATACGACACTTCTAAAGTAGCTGCACTCAGGGAGGATTTCACTAAGAAGGTGGAGCAGGCTAAGAATTTATGGGCTATGGGAGTCCCGTTCGACCAGATAAACGAAAGGCTGGAGATGGGCTTTGATAAATTCCCAGGCTGGGACACAGGATATTTGCCTGTGACTCTATTGCCTACCGGAACATTAGCTCCAGAGAAAGAACCCAAAGGCAAGGCGGCCAAGAACCTCCAGACGGAAGAGCAAAAGGCAGCTCACTGGAAGCGCATAGACCGGAGACGTGTCGTTTATTGGGGCTTGGTGAGCAAGAAGGTATCACCGCTTTATGAGGCAGAGGGGAAGGCGGTTGAGAAGGCGTTGAAAGGCAAAGCGCCCAATAAGTTAATATCGGCAGCCGGTAAAGCAATAGAAAACCTGGCCCCTGAATGGGAGAAAGTGATGACAGCGATATTGGCTTCCCTGATTGCTGACTTCGGGAATGAGATAGCCGATGACTTAGGATCTGAGAAATCAGATAAGCCCACTGAACTGAAATGGACATTTGATGTAATGAGCGCGGCAGCCAGAGCTTGGATAATTAAAAACGGAGCTGAGAGTATCACTACCATTCTGGCCACTAATCTGGATGATGTGAAGCGGGTTATCCTGGCTGGTGTCGTTGAGAACCTCAGCAATCCGCAGATAGCTACGAATGTGAAGCAATTTTATATTGACAGGAGCCCCTTCAAGGCAATGCGTGTGGCCAGAACAGAAACATCTCATGCAGCTGGATTCGGACAGAGAGAAGCCGCTCGGCAATCAGGCGTGGTGGAAACGCATACCTGGATCACCTCACGCGACGACAGGGTTCGTGATTCCCATGTTGCCATGGATGGCGAGAAGGCAGATTTTGATAAAGCCTATTCTGACGGCTCAATGTACCCTGGCGAATTAGACATTATGTGTCGATGCGTAGAAGCATTTGGAACGAGGAGTTGATATGAATGGTCACGACAACGATTATATGTTCAGGGCAATGGTTTCCGAGGCGATGGAAGAGGTGGCTCATAAGGGTTGGAGGGAAGCAGACCAGAACGCCGTTACTCTTGCCAGCTTCGGTTTATTGAATAAGGCGATCAGTAACAGGATGCACACCATCACTCGGCCATTCTGGTGGGCGGCTGGTTCTATTGGCGCCGCTGTCATCACGTATGTTATAACCACCATCATGAGCAGTTGACAGAACCCGAGGAGTTTGTTATAACTAAAATAGAGAACAGGGGGTTAATCATGGAACGAAAGACAGTCAAGTTTGAGATTAAGCAGGTTGATGAAGATTCAGGTATCATAGAAGGCTATGGGTCTACCTTCAGCAAAGTCCCAGACAGTTACGGTGATATTGTGGATGAAGGGGCTTTTACAAAGACAATCAAGGAAAACTCTGGTAATATCGTAAGTTTATTTAACCATAGTGTTAATGACCCCATAGGGAAGCCTGAGTTATCCGTGGACACGAAGGGGTTACTTGCCAGGATAAAGATTGTCAGAGGCGTACGGAAAGCTGATGAGGTATTACTTCTGGCTAAGGCTGGTGTTATCACACAAATGTCCATCGGTTATAACACCATAAAGGAATCCTGGGAGAAGGGCATCCGGCATCTGCAAGAAGTAAAACTATTTGATGTCAGCCCGGTTATTTTCGCTGCTAATCCTGAGGCTGTCATTTTGGGCGTCAAGCAAGCCGAGATGAAACCATATCCGCACGAGCACGCCTGTCGGCTGCGAGATCCCAATGATTTCGAGGAGGGTAGCTTTCGGAGAACTACTAGGACATCAGACGGCAAGAAATATTCTATCATCATGGGTAGGCTTGACGGAGAGGACACCATGACTGAACAAGCATATCGGTATGATAGAGAAGTGTGGGAAGAGGGTGAAGCGAAGACCCATTGTGACGACCACGATGGAACATTCGAAGCTGCCAAGGAAGATGAATTTAATTGTGAATGTATAGAGTGTGGGCATAAGCTCAAGTCTAAGAAACACTGCAATAGTATTAAGTGTCCCAAGTGTGGAGGTAAGATGAGAAGAGCAGAGAGACCGGGACCAGGGAAGTCCGAAGAAGGTAAATCTGGGCGTGTCTTGAGCGCCACTAATCTTGAGAAGGTTAAAATGGCATTTGATTCTCTCCAAGCACTTCTGGATTCACTCTCAGAAGAAAGTGAGCCGGCAAAAGCCACTCTATTCTCTGAGGCTGAGAAAGAAGCCGCAGAACTGGAGAGCATAGTAACCACACTCAAGGCAGAAAACGAAGGCATTGATATAAAACAAGCTGAAAAGCGTATCAATGCTATACTTGAGAAACTAAAATCTAACACGGAGGTAAACTAAATGGAAAATAAGGAAATGACAGACCTAATCCAAAGTGCAGTAAATGAACTGCACAAAGCTGTAGAACGCCAGGATGAGGAAATCAAGAAGTTCGGCGAACCTATGGCGGAGACCAAGGCCACCATCGACAAGCTCAACGAGCGTATCGATGAGCTGGAAGTTAAGCTCCAGCGCCAGGCTATACCAAATGCTGGTAATCCTGATCCCCAGACTGAAGAGGCAAAAGCCCGCAATGCTGCCTTTTTTAAGTGGGTAAGGGGCGGCAAGGTAGCCATGGAGCCGCAGGAGCGCAAGGCTCTCGTTGAGAATGAGACCGGGTTAATCCTGGTGCCAGAGGACTTGGAGGCTGAAATCACACGAGCACTTCCGCCACTAACCCCGATGAGGGGTCTTTGTGGGCAACGGTCTACTACCAGGGATAAAATCCGCCGCCGCTCTCTAACGGAAGTTGCTGTCGGATGGGGTAAACTTGAAACCGGCTCTGCCCTTACCGAAACCACTTTAGTCCCGGCTGATGCCCATATCTACGTCGAAGACCTTTACGGTCTGGCCAAGATTGGCGAGGACGAGTTGATGGATACTGACGTTAATCTTCAGGCACACGTTGCCTCTTCCTTCAGTGTCGCCATAGCCACAGCAGAGAATAAGGCTTTTGTTGTCGGTAGCGGACATGGCTCTAAGCAACCCGAAGGAATTGCAGTTGATGCAGCTCTTCAGGCCGGTGGTTTAATTGGTGGTGCAGCAGGAGCCGAGGGAACATTTGGATACAACTTGGCCACTGCTGATGCCATTATCCCGGACGATATGTTGAGAATCGAGTACAAACTCCCATCTCAATATCTCCCTGGGGCATCGTGGCTAATGCACCGAAAGACCGAGTTGACATTAAGGCTGGTTAAGTCAACCGTAGACGGACAATATCTGTGGCAGCCTTCCCTTATGGCTGGACAGCCTAATCAGTTTGACGGATACCCAATCGCCAATAGCGCTGACATGAACTACCCTGCTGATACCCTAGACCAGAAGATTGCAGCGATATTTGGTAACTTCAAACTCGGATATCTGGTTTTAGACCGACAGGGTATCGCTCTTCAGAGGTTGGATGAGCTCTATGCCGAGGCCGGACTGGTGGGCTTCAAGGTTCATTTCAGGGTTGGTGGTGGGCCAATTCGTTACGACACCTTTACCGTACTAAGTAACGAAAGCAGCTAAGGAGAATAAGCGGTGAGGAGGGTGAAAATTAACGCCCTCCCACCTATCACTTGGAGGTGATAAAATGACATCTAAAATGCACAGAATGCACTTACCCAAGGTAGGAGAGGGAGTTCTCCAGATTGGCTCAGGTACCCCCTATGTGGTTGATGATGAGGCACAGTACGAAGTTGGGTCCTATGTAAGATTTGGTCGAAAGGGTTTTATCTACGCTAAGGCAGGTGGCACTATCGTCCCTGATATAGGAGCCAAGCAGGCGAATAGTCAGAAGATTGGCTATGTGGCCGTACAGGCTATAGCCCTTGTCAATGCAATGGAGATAGCGATTACCAGCGATGTTACCTGCACGAAGGATGAATTGAAGGGCGGAGAGGTTGTAGTATTCCTAGCTGCTGAAGAAAAGGCCTTCACCAGAACCATCACTGGCAACGATGCCATGACAGCCACCGCCACGCTGACTCTTCAGCTTGACTCTCCCATCCCGGTGGCACTCGACACCAATGACCATGCAGAGGTCATAATCGACCCCTATAATGGTGTT